TGATAGCATAGTAGTATAGGAATATTAAAATAATTAAAATTAATAGACACTCGATACCTGTTCCAACATATACTAGAGTTTGATTATATGCATATGTACAGTTTTTAAAAGTAGTTTTATTGTCTGCCTCAGTAGAACTGTTTGAAGGGGACATAATGGTAGGTAGCTATTGCATGTGAAATATACTGTTGCTATCAGTCTTATTTATAAGAATATCTTTCAAAAGGATTATGATTCTAGATATTGTGACTCATTGTGTAAACCACTACCTGTCTTTTTCACATTACTCAATGTTCTTTCTCACCTGTGGTAAGCATTTACTGTAAAAGGTAGGTCTAAAAAATTGTATAACACACTCACAGCTTTGTCTGCACTGTTACCAAACACACACTGCAAAATATTTGCAGCCCCTCTAACCACTTTATCAAAGTATAAGTCAACTGCTAAAGGAATATTGTGTTGTTGTACAAATGCAGGATCTTCTGCCATATCAGACTTTAGGGTTGCATTAGGTGAGGCCACAAACACATAGGGAATTCTGTCATGAATCTGGGGGGGCTCCTCATTTCTGGAGATAATTTTGTGATACACCACAATATGAGGAAGTGTAGAAACCTTGTAAAATGAAGCTGGTTTGCTAAGCTCTGTGGTAAATGTTAAGTCTTCAATAGGTACAGTGTTAAATTTAAGTTTTTTATAGCTGTCATTTAAAATGTCAATCACTTTGAAAAGTGGAAGTGGAAGCCCCTCTGAGTATACTGAATTTATTTGTTTTGAACTGAGATTACAGGCTGCCTCTCGCACCTCAGTGTCATGAAGAAGTAAATTCAAAACTTCTTTGCTGGTGTTTTGTATAAACTTACATGAAGTTTTTCTTATGAGATCCACTCCCTTCATCAAAAGCTCTCCTTTAGATAGAATGCCAATGTATCTCTTTTTGGATAAGATGATTAAACATTGGAAAATTTTTTCTGCTTCCAGCTTAATTGGCTCCTCGAACAAGGCCTCGGTGGTAATCTTGGCCAACTGGTCACAAAACCCACTGACTTCAGATATTGGATACCCCTGACATTCTATAAAAAGAGAGTCTGTGTCACCATAAATGACCCTAAAGTTAGCATCATATGCACAATTTATTGGTTTGTGTATAATTCTTTCGAGTTCAACAGGAGTAATGTTTTCTATAAAATTTTTGGACTTCTCCAACATGCGTCGCCCTTCATATGTTATAGTTTCTGCTATTTTCAAGCATGGTAAAATACCCGAGGACACACCTGTAAATCCATAGACTGCATTACATGTCACCTTGATGGCCAGTTGCTGTTTATCTAGAATAGTTCTGAGGTTTGGGTCAGTCACACTCTGTAAAGTTTTTTTAATAGCTCTTCTTTTTGAAAGCCAGGCATCTAGAAGGGTAGCCAGAAGAGACACCTGTTTATGTTTTTTCACAAAGTGTACTGGACCACTACTCAAATTAAATGTCTGGTAATCATGAGGTGAAATGTTGTAAATATGCAGTTTCTCATGAGGGATCATGGTGGAGTAGCATAAATTATTTGCCTGAATGATGGTTGGATACAGGCTAGCAAAATCAACCACCAAGATCGGGGTGTTATAAAAGCCTGGAATTGGATCAATAACAGTAGCCCCCTGATATCCATCAGAATCTCCTCTGTCTTTTTGAGGTAGAATGTAGTTTTGATCTTTAGCCACATCTAGCAAGCAGGAAAAAACTCTGATTTGTTGTCCATCGGTCAGCACTCTCCTAGTTGGAATCTTTGCAATTTTGGCAATTTCTGAAATCTCTATATGAGTCATAAAATATCTCAGCAACTGCAAAACAATTTCAGAATCTTTCACACAGTACACGCCCAGTTTAGCTCTTCCTGCGGGTCCTGCTCGAAAGAGATGAGGAATGTCTTTATATGAAACATCTTCTTTTTGACCTCCTATGCACTGCTTGGCCACAGTGTTTAGCTTATAGTTGGATAGGCTTAGTTTTTCTTTGCATACATTATACATGTCAATACATACAAATCCTGATATTTTAATCTTAGAAACAGCTCTCATAAACCCAGCTGAGCTGTTCTGGGGTGTGTGAACTTCAAACATAGATGAATTCTTGATTCTAGTAAAGTCTTTTAAATTAAAATTGAAAACCTGAACAGCCCTGTCAATAATATAAGGGAAGTCAAAATTGGCTATGTTGTATCCTGTTATAAACTCTATGTTTAAATCTCTCAACATAGTCAAAAACAAGTACAACATATCAATCTCTGATGGACATTCAAAAACTTCAGTGTCTGGTATAGGGTCACATGTCCCCAAATTAAAAAGTATTTTTCTCGGAGGTGTATTCTCACCTGTTTTCCATAACACACAAGAGATTTGAAGGATCATGTCCTCATCTCTTGTAGCATTTGGAAATCCATTTTCCCCCAGACATTCAATATCAAATGATAAAACTTGATTGTTTGGCCAGTCATGCCTCTCGGGTAAGAATGTCAATTGCATCCAAGAACAGTCAAACTCTGGGTCAGTCCAAGAGTCTCTATTATTTAGTCTTGGGTGTGCGAGCTTACAATGGTACCACCCAAAAGTAGAAAATCCATTATCAATAACAAACCGTTTCACAGCATCTACATTAGTTTCAAAAAGCTCACATCCGGCTCTTTGGAGTTTGTCAATGATAGTATTCAAGTCCTTATTACTGGTTAGTGAAACTTTATAAACATTACATTCACCCACACCATATTCTCTTAATATCTTCTTTTTCATAATTACAATGGAATATCCATGTGTCTGGGCTCTTAAAGTCTGTTGAATATGATGCATAGCTCCTAATGTGTCTGCAACATAAAAGTATACTTTTTGTTGAAACACATTTACACAAACACTGTAGTTATCCTCTGTTCTTCCTAGTAGCTTTAGCACAGTTCCAGAGGGGTGAATGTCAAAAGGGACATTAGGAAATTGTTGTGAGTGATATGTTGTTTCTATTATGTCATACACGTGAAAGGTCAGTTCCCGCGTGGTTTTATCCACGGGAGGGTTTGAGTGTTTTTTCCAAATGCTTTTACCTCTTTGTGGAAACACAAGCTCTTCCTTTCCATTAAAAAAAAATGTTGGTGGTACTCGATGTGTTATAGGTGTTACACCGGGTTGGTGTGGAGTTTTAAAGCACAATGGAATAAGTCTAGTATATTCTTCAAGATTTTCAACACAGGACTCCTGTGTAGTCTTTATAAATTTTTTTGGATTAAGATATGGGTTATAAAAATTCCCTGCCATGACAAGCTGTTTATAATTAGCAGCATATAATAAAGTCCTCTTTGCCTTTCTTTCCAAGCTCTCCAGACATTTGACCCACAGCAAGTTTTAAACAAACATTTGAGTTACCCAGGTTTATGTTTTAGTATCCAATCATAAGACCATTGAGAAACACTCAGTTGAGTTATTCAATCAAATGTTTTTTACTCTCTTTACATATTAAGCATATTAAGAAAAACACACACAAGTAATCTTTCTTCAATAAGAGGTATTTTATTTTAATTTGATGGAAAAAATAAAACTGTACTGTGAGGGTTTGAAAAGAGGAATGGAAAGTGTGGGTTCTTCAGTATTTTCTGAGAACAGGAAGTGAAAGTGTTTAAGAGGTTTTGAGGGCGGAGTATCCTTTTCTGTTTCTGAGAAATTTGGTTGCTATGTTGGCTAGAGAACTTCCTAGTGATTTCTTGTTTGATTCTTTTTCTTCAATCAGTTTTGCATGCTCTTCTTGTTGAAAGTTGTGCATAGCTAAAAGAATACTCTTAAGCTGCTGCTGGTCAATTGGTTGCACTTCGGGGTCTTGGGCGGACTGGTCAATGTGAGGGTACAACATTTTAATAGGGGCTTCATACATCATTCTAGTTCTCCTGTTTAACATAAACACTAGGACCACAGCCCCTACAATCAGTAAAATGGTTAACATTCCTCCAATAGGGTGTTTGATAAAATTAATAAGACCTGTAACAATTGAACCAAAGAGAGTAAAGACCCCACTGGCTACATTAACAACCACAGAACCAATATTTCCCAAATCTTGAAGAATATTACCAAACTGCCTGATGATAGCATCCCTGTTGTTCTCTACTGTGTTATGCAGTTCCTTGCTTATACCTGACAACCTTTGTGTATAGTAGTTATACTCCCTAAACATGCTTTCTATATCTAAAACATTAGCTAGTCTTTTTTCCTCTTTAGAGTAGAGTTCAACCACCTCAAAGTCTATATTTTCAATAAATGTTAGGTTCAAGGCCATAAAGGTGTTAAGGGTAGAAAAATTGTGAATATCTATAGTGCTGTGATGATGGTAATTGACAAACTTGTGCATCTGATGACCAGATTGGAAATAGTGTACAGCAGAGTCTTTGCAAGTCTCAACCAAATTAGTTGATAGGAGGATTTCATTTCGGGGGCCCAACTGTCCAGTGAACACATCAGTACCATTTTTAAACTTGAAAGTGACAATGGGTCTAGAATAACACACATTATCGGGGCCTGGTACTCTCATGCTTTGGTGAAGGTCAACTTTTGCTTGGTCTACAATCACACATTCTGTGACTGAAATGACATCCCCCAAAAACCTGGCCGAAACTGGCTTCCCATAGATTGCACTCATCACACTTGTGGGATTGATTTTACTCAGTTCAAACCACATCTGGGCTGCCCTGTGTTGTTCCCTACACCAGGCCTTAGAAAGTTCATGGAGCACTTTGTTGATACTAGCCCTCAAGTTGTCATAAGCAAACTGTAGCTGAGCAGTTGCAATACTATTTTCAGAGCTCTCGGGGAGCGATCTTTTTCTTCTTCTTACACTGCTATTATTTGTTTGTGCTTTTTGGGAATCATTTAGGGCATTGAGGGCTTCTGATAACTCTATAGGAATTAATGGCTGCCAGGCGATGTATAAATTCCCAGTTGTCTTGTAAAACTGCACAGACCCATTAGTTTTATGTGTGTTGTTTATACTTGCTAATCTACTTTGAATCTGATTATTTATTTCTTCCCATAGGCAGCTGTGTGTTGAATTAAAGCTCTCATCAGGTTCCAAGGGGGTGACAAAGGCGGCTGTGACTTCATTAGCAATGAAATGGAAGCTGTTAGTCTGTTTAGTTTGAATAGCTAAAGTGAACCCTTTCCAAATACCAAATTTACACGTGGATTCGTTTTCACTTCTAGCTTCCCAAGAAATAACGTGATCTCCCGTGTTGACAAAAAACCTATGCTTCATCTCAGATTTGGCCCTGTCATCATAAGATATCACGGTGTGGTTGGTCAGTAAAATCCAGTTGACTAGACTTTCTCTGACAAATGAGGGTTTAGATGTGTTGTTGTCTAAAAAGGGTGACATTTCTACAAAGTCCCCGGACGCTGTAGTGAAATACTCAAAGGGGTGTACAGATTTAGCCATCATTACTGTTAATTCACAATTCACAGTAGTTCTTGTCCTATAAAACCCCACCGCCCATCCAGGGTCAACATATAGTTTGGGCTGACTCGCATATCTCATAATATTTCCCGTGAGGCCATCTACTGGCTGAAGCATAACAGTTTTATTAACATCATCTCTGTCTGTATACACATTTGTGAATCCGTTTTCTGTAACTTGAATAGCATTAAAACACTGAAATTGTCTATCAATCAAGTTGACTTCATATTGAGGCATTGGGTAACTATTTGTGAATTGGTTTGTGATAGCATAATCATACAGGCCAGTATAGACTGTAGTTGATGTTACTAGCTTTCTGTACTTTCTGATCTGAAACATGTGGGGAATAATATTTTTTTTAATTACAATAGCAATTCCTTCATTGTGTTCGTGGTCTTCTACATCCGGGCATTGATGATCAACAGGAAACCTAAAAATTTCTCCAACTGTGGAAGCGCTACACACCCTAAAAGGCATCACCTCTATAGTTGAGATGTTAGATAGTGATGTGTTAGTTAGGTTCACTTTGCCATCGGGTGAGGGTGTTGAAGATTTTACAGGTGTGTTGTTTATAAAGTGAAAAAAACACACTACAAATATGTAGTTGGGAAGCACTTTATTCCACATTATGCTGAGCTGAGCTGTAAGTGATAATAGAGTAAGGCATACAGTCTTTACCAGCCCGGGCCGCGACC